AAAACAAGGATTTCCGTTGGAGGCAGGAATTGATTGTTCCCAACTACCGAGTTGTCCTGTTAACGTTCCCGTTGCGAATGTATAAGTTAATGTTCCTGTAGGCTTTGTAATACTACTAGCAGATGTAGCTCTCTGATAAAGGAAGACAGCAGCTGCACTCAATCCAGGAGAACCATTTTCCCCAGGTGCAGAATACATGGAAATTACTGCGGGAGTTGTTTCTTTAGTGTCACCTGTAGTATATCGAATAATCTCATACTTCCACAGATATTTATTCTGTTCCGTAGGAGTGTTGGGGTTATCTTTCCAAAGTGCTGAACCTTTGGCAGGGGGATTTTCGGGGTCATTGTTCAAGGCGAACTTATCTTCTATATCTTGAATACCCTTTCCCGTTTCTGCAAAAGTTGTTATGATATGAGGGCTTGTTTTTATATATCCAGATATGGTATAATGTGTAACTTCTGCATTCCATAAGTATTTATTGCTTGCAGAAAGTTCAAGCGAACTCATATCATGAGTCCAACCAAGACCAGTCCATTCAGTTTCTACTTCAATGTCAGCTATAGGAGAGGTTGGAATGTTAGTATTATTCGTTACAATATACCAATCTACTACGGGTTGGTCAATATAATCAGAGTTACCATCTTTGGCTAACATTGTCGGAGTAGACCAAGAACTCTTTTGAATCGTATAAGTTTCCCCATATCCGATAGCTGTTGCTTGTGTAACATAACAAGGATTACCGTCCGTAGTAGGAATAGTTAAAGACCAACCATCGGGGGAGGCAGGTTGAATAGCACCGGTACTGAATGTATAGGTCACTTCAGTTGAAGGAGTTGCAGGAGTACTTCCATAACGCTTATATAAAAGAACTGTTTTGGAATTAAGCCCGCTAGTACTAAATAAT